ATGATTTCCTATATTCTTCATTATGTGTTATTCAATGATAACATGAACGTGGCGATCCTCGCAAACAAGTTAGCGACTGCAAGAGAACTTCTCGGCCGTCTTCAATTGGCATATGAGAATCTACCCAAATGGTTGCAACAGGGTGTGGTTGAATGGAACAAGGGGTCGATTGAACTTGAAAATGGTTCTCGAATCCTTGCATCTGCCACATCATCATCCGCAATTCGTGGTGGTTCATTCAACATGATCTTCTTAGACGAATTTGCATATGTTCCACATGAAGTGGCTGATGAGTTTTTCTCATCTGTCTATCCCACCATTTCATCAGGTAAAGACACCAAAATTCTTATCGTGTCAACACCTCGCGGTATGAATCTGTTCTACAAATTCTGGGTGGGCGCAAATAAAAAAGAAGGAGAACCTGGCAAGAATCTATTTGTTCCGATTGAGGTTCACTGGTCCGAAGTGCCTGGAAGAGATGAGACTTGGAAAAAACAAACCATAGCAAACTCGTCCGAGGAACAATTTAGAACAGAATTTGAATGCGAGTTTCTCGGGTCGGTGAACACATTGATTCACCACAAAAAACTCAAGACGATGACATTCGAGACTCCAATCAAGAAGACGGATGAGGGATTGTGTGTCTATGAAGGCCCCAAAAAAGATCGAACATATTTCATGACTGTAGATACGTCCAGAGGCCTTGGACAGGATTATCACGCTTTCGTAGTCTTTGACGCAACAGAATCTCCATACAATGTTGTTGCTACATTCAGAAACAATCAAATGCCTCCTCTTCTATATCCCGACATCATTTACCGTGTTGCGAAAGAATATAATGAGGCTCAGGTTCTCGTTGAACTGAATGACATTGGACAGCAAGTTGCAGACATTCTAAGACAGGATCTTGAGTATGAGAATATGCTTTCAACTTCGATGCGAGGTCGAGCAGGACAGGTTCTCGGTGAAGGCTTTGGTCAACAGGTATCTTATGGTGTGAAAACAACCGCTCCGCTCAAAAAGATCGGTTGTGCGGCACTCAAGAGTTTCATCGAAACCGATAAATTAATCACAAGAGATTATAATATACTCGAAGAACTCATCAACTTTGTTTCAGTTCGTAATAGTTATGAAGCCGATGCGGGACACAATGATGACTTGGTTATGTGTATGGTACTGTTCGCATGGATGACCACACAGAAATACTTCCAAGAATCATTTGATCGTGATCTTCGTAAACAGTTGTATGAGGATGAAATGAAAAAAATTGAAGAGGAAATTATGCCTTTTGGATTCATAAATGATGGTTTAAATGATGATATTATCATCGACAAGGATGGAACGATATGGCATTGAAAAACTTTATTTTTATAAATACCAGTGTAAATCAAACCCATTGAATATATCTTTTTTATAAATATCAATACTAAAGGTATTCCACAAGGAGAAGAACATGGCATTTCAAGTAAGTCCTGGCGTTCAAGTAAAAGAACTTGACCTTACAACAATCATCCCAACAATTGCCACAACACCTGCTGGTTTTGTCGGTCTTTTTGAATGGGGTCCAGCAAACGAAGTCGTAAGCATCTCTTCAGAGAACGAACTCAGAGCTGTTTTCGGTCTTCCAAACGACACAAATGCTAAGTGGTGGTTTACCGCTTCTAGCTTCCTTCGTTACGGTAGTAACCTTCAAACCGTTCGGGCCGAGAGTGCGGATGCTAGACTAGCAAGTGTAGCTGGTGGTCAAGCAAATGGTTTCCCAATTCCATTCGATATCACTTCACAAACTACAGGAAATGGTCCTTGGGTAGACGCTGACTTTTCCACCAGTGGAACTTTCATGGCTCGTTACCCAGGCTCAATCGGTAACAGTATTGGTGTTGCTGTTTGGGACTCTGCTGCAGTACTAACCGGCGGCGTTGATGGTGGTACTTTCGCTAATTGGGGTCCAACCGAGGCACGCAAAGGTCTTTGGGCAAGTTACATCGCCGGTGGTACACCAGACACATCACAAGATGCACAAAACCGTGTAGGTGAAGGACACACATTTAACGATGAACTTCACATCATCGTTTATGACGCAGACGGCAACCTAACAGGTACACAGTACACACCACTCGAAATTTACGAAGGTGTTTCGAAGGCTGTTGACGCGAAACTCTCAGACGGTTCAACCAACTACTACAGAGCAAGAATTAACAACCAGTCTAACTGGATTCTTGCTGGTAGAGCTATTCCATCTGGTACAAGCGTAAATGGTTTCGAACAGACCATCAATCAAGTATGGGCATCAGGAGAAGGTGGAGTCGAAGGTTCATTCGGTGCCTTCTTCGAAACTGATTCAACCACAACTAGAATTGCCATGGGAATCACACTCTCAACACCTGAAGGATTTACTGCTTCAGCTATTGGTAAGTCAATCTACGGTTGGTCTGGTGGTACTTTATCCGAGGCTATGATCTACGAAATCACCACCGCAGCAACTGGTAATACATACCAAGAAATCGTGGTTTCACTCGCAAATGATGGCACTGAAGGATATGGATTTACTTTAGGTGGCACATTCGCCGCGTTTACTCCATCAGCAAGTGCAGGATTCACTGGTGAGATTGGTGGACCAGAAAATAAATTCACCCTTTCAACAGTCTCGCTTGGTTCTGAACTCCGCAACGGTAAGATGTTTACTGGTGGTGTCTCAGAAGGTGACGTTGGTGGAAACGGAGACGAGGTTGCGATTCAACAACAATATGTTGATCAATTCGAAACTGCTTCAACCGACGTATCAGTTCTTATCGCTGGTCCAGCAGACACTACACTTGCAAGTAGACTGGTTGACATCGCCGAGGTTCGTAAAGACTGCGTAGTTGCAATCTCACCAGAACTCGACGACGTAAACCTATCGAGTGGACAAGCTGATGCCGTTCTCGCCTATAGAGACGCAATCAACCCTAAGAGTTCATACGCAATCATGGACACTGGTTGGAAGGTTGTTTACGACCAATATAGAGACACATACAGAAGTGTTCCTCTAAACGGTGACATCGCTGGTCTTATGGTTCGTACCGACGAAGACAGTGAACCTTGGTTCTCACCTGCTGGATTCAACCGTGGTAGACTTCGCAACGTTGTGAAACTCTACTACAGCCCAGGCAAGACTGATAGAGATAAGCTCTACGTCAAGGGTGTTAACCCAGTCGTAAACTTCGAGAACGAAGGAATCGTCCTCTACGGTGACAAGACCATGCAGGCGAAACCATCCGCTCTTGACCGTATCAACATTCGTAGACTCTTCAACATTCTTGAGAAGTCAATCGCAACTGCTGCTAACTTCTCACTCTTCGAGTTCAACGATGAGTTCACAAGAGCTTCGTTTAGAAACCTCGTCGAACCATTCCTTCGCGACGTTCAGTCACGACGAGGAATCACCGACTTCAAGGTTGTTTGTGACGAAACCAACAACACACCAACTGTGATCGACAGAAACGAGTTTGTTGCCGACATTTATGTGAAACCAGCTAGATCCATCAACTTCGTAACTCTTAACTTCATCCTTACACCAACTGGTGTAGACTTCACAGAAATTGGTGCTTGAGATTATAAATAACCAAGTAAGCAAATCAAACAGGAGTAACAAATGGCTTCACTAAAAGTAGATAAACTCAGATCAGCTATCAGGGGTGGTGTTAGAAGTAACCTCTTCGAAGTAACACTCACACCTCCAGTCATCGCCGGCGTTGACTTTTCAGCTCTTCGTGAGGAAAACTTCACCTTCCTTGTAAGATCGGGACAGATTCCTGCACTGAACCTTACACCAATCGAAGTACCTTTCCGTGGTTCAAGACTTAAGATCCCAGGCGACAGATCGTTCGAACCTTGGACAATGACAGTCTACAACGACGACAAGATGCTTTACAGAAGTTTGTTCGAGAGATGGCAAAACGCCATTAAGGGTTCAGTGTCAAACGTTGCTGTTGAAAACTACGAGAGTATCTTCGGTACAATCGCTGTTCGTCAACTCAACCAACAGGGTGAACCAGTCCGTCCAGGCGGTAACGAACTCAGTGGACAGTGGACTCTCCACGACTGCTGGCCTTCAGACATCGCCGCTATTGATCTCTCAAGTGACAACGAGAACGCAGTTTCTGACTTCACCGTCACTTGGCAGTACCAGTACTGGACACACGCACCGTTCACCGACGACCAGAACGCCAACTGATTTATTGTTTTAGAATGAAGGAAGTGATATGCCTGAGTTATTTGGATTTTCTTTCGGGAAGTCTTCTCGTAAGTCGGCAATAGATAACACCGTCACCAAACCAGACGGAACAGTAGTAAACCCATCGTTCGTGCCTCCAAGCATGGACGATGGGTCTGCTATTGTTGGTGGTGGTGGATACTTTGGACAGTATCTTGATATGGATGGATCAATTCGTTCCGACAACGATTTGATCATGAAATATCGGTCTATGGCCATGCACTCTGAAATTGAGATGGCGATTGAAGACATTCTCAATGAAGCTATTGTTTATGAAATTGATTATCCCGCTGTCAAGTTAAGACTTGAACAACTGAACATCTCCGATTCGATAAAGAAGAAAATCGAAGAAGAATTTGAATCAATACTTAAACTTTTAAACTTTAGTAATAGAGGTTATGATATTTTCCGTAGATGGTACATTGAAGGAAGACTCTATTACCACATGATCATTGACCAACAGAATCCCAAGAAGGGTATTCTGGAATTACGACCTGTTGATCCTATCAAGATGAAAAAGATCAAGCAGATTCATAAGGAAAAGGATCCAAAAACACAGGTCAGTATGGTGACGAAAGTTGATGATTTCTTTGTATACTTTGACAAAGCATACATCGACAAGTATGGAACTGGTCTTCAGATAATCAATACTCAAGGAATCGAAGGTCTTAAAATCTCAACAGATTCTATCTGTTACGTTACTTCTGGTTTGTATGACTTCGAAAACAAGAGAGTGATTGGTTATCTTCATAAGGCAATCAAACCACTCAACCAGCTCCGAATGATAGAAGATGCGGTTGTCATTTATCGTATCTCAAGAGCACCAGAACGTCGTATCTTTTATATTGACGTAGGTTCTCTACCGAAGACCAAGGCTGAACAGTACCTTCGAGAGATCATGAACAAGTATCGCAATAAACTCGTTTATGATGCTTCCACGGGTGAAATTCGTGACGACCGTAGGCACATGTCGATGCTTGAAGACTTCTGGCTTCCTCGACGTGAAGGTGGACGTGGTACGGAAATTCAAACACTCGATGGTGGACAGAACCTCGGTGAAATGGAAGACGTAGATTACTTCAAGAGAAAACTCTATCGTTCGTTGAACGTTCCAATCACTCGACTCGAGCCAGACACAGGATTTAATCTTGGTAGAGCTTCTGAAATCACCAGAGACGAACTTAAATTTGGTAAATTCATTGATAAACTTCGCTCATCATTTGCTCAATTATTCATCAATCTCATTCGTACACAACTTCTTCTAAAGGGCGTGATGAGAGAAGAAGAATGGAAGAACATCGAGCAAGATATTCGCTTTGATTTTAATCGTGATTCATACTTCACAGAACTCAAGAACACTGAAATTATGAAGGAAAGACTTGAGTTAATTCGTGAGATGGAAGAACATATTGGTATTTACTTCTCAAGAAACTTTGTCAGAAAGAACATTCTTCACCAATCCGAGAAGGAAATTGAAGAAATGGATAAAGAAATTGAGAAAGAAACCAAAGAAGGTGATATAGATATGAGCGGCGGAATGGACGATCAACAACAACCTCCGCTAAGGAGATAATCAATGGCATCAGCAAACTATGATATTTCTCACGAACAAGGTACAGACTTTGTTCTGAATATCAACTATTACGACGATCAGGGTGTTCCAATAGACATGACAAGTGGATATTGGGCCAAAATGGACGTGCGCGGCCAAAAATATGAGTTGGACACAAACGACACATCACTGAAAATTCGTTTTAGTACGTCAAACACATATGGTTATACAGGAAGCATCGACACCGCTGAAGGAAAGAAAAAAGCTGGACATATTTCTCTGAATGGTGAATATCTTTACTCCGATGATGCAGAAGGTGCAACTTCGAGTCAAGTCACTGGACAAATATCTTTAGCTTTTACAAAACAGGTTTCTAGACAAATCGCATCTGGTTCCTACTTGTATGATTTATTTCTCTATAAGGATAGAGGAATATCATCAGGTACAACCGCAGACGCTCTTGTTGAAAGACTTGTAGCTGGTAAGTTTATAATTTCACCATCCATCTCAAACCCGGAATTTGACTCCTAATGCCTTTAACAGTTTCACCCAGAACACAGTTTTCCATAGGAAAGTTTGGTCAGTCCTTTGTGAATATTCATCGAGGACAAAATGTAGAATCTCAACAATCTGAGGTCTTTCTTCGAGAAAGTACAAATTTCATTGGTAAAGGCCCATTTAGTCCGGCAGGTGTTTATCCGTGTCGTTCGCAGGGCCGACAAGACCCACAAAACAGACCATACTATTCTATAGAAAATGGCACAGATATACCAACACAACTTTGTTTGGGTGAAGCTGGATTTCGAAGATTCCGAGATACGTTTCTCAATCCCATTGATGAAGAAAGTGATCCGTTTCTTTCGACCGACCCAGATAGTGATTACGTTAACGGCACTGATATATTAAACTCAAAACATGCTGGTGAAAAATATGAAGCAACATCATCTTTCACTGATTGGAAAATTGTTTCTGGTATTGAATTCTCAATGGCACCAGACATTTACGATGAATATTATCCAAAACAAGGTTCTTCTATAAATGTATATTGGTCATATCACAAAGAGGGTGAAGTGGGTGAACAACCAGCGATTGTTACCGACAACCGAAATGACGAATATCTCAATATAGCAAATAGCATCGGAATAAACCCCGTCTACTGGGCAGGTTCTCGTATATACCTCGAAATAAGACATGATTTGAATACTATGGATTATTCGTATACAGTTGAAAACATGGAAGGGTGGGTTCGAACCAAGAAGAAAAATTCACTCATCTTGTCAAGATTCGTTTCAGCATACAACAGTAAAGTGTTTTCGAATCTAGAAAATTATTACAGAGATCGAGATTCTGGCCCAGGAATCCCAAGAGGAAGATGTACAGTAATGTTCTTCTCGAAGTAGGATTGATATGTCAAGTAATCAAAAAATCACGGGTTATCTGAAAATTATTGATAACGGTTCTCCCATCTTTAGTCCTGGCAGAAGAAATAGCCGTCTTATAAAGAGAAGAGATGAAATTGTTTTAGAGATCACAAAAAGAGATAGTAAAAAAGTTTACTATTATGATGATCCTACTGCTAAGTTTTTCATGAAAAAACCATGCGATCTGAAGTATCTTTTACCACTTGACTGCAATCGAAAAATAGAAGTTCTATGCGGACAGGACGAATGTGATCTGAGAGGATTTGGTAGAGCTATAAATATAAATACACCCCAAACTCCCAGTTATGATGATGATGAAGATGGTGGCAACGAAATAGCAGGAGGCAGCCCTCCATGCTTAAATCCTCCATGCGTCAGTATCAATTGTCCAAATCCACCATGTAACCAAGAAGATTGTGCAGAGGGGGAAAATTACAATCCAGAAACTGGTGAATGCGAACCACCCGATTGCCTCAATCCAACAGGACAAGGAAGTTGTTGTTTTGACCAAGATCAAGAAAATTGTTGTTATGTGACTTGTTATAAAGTCGTTCGCGAATCAGGAGGTGAATTGGATTGTTGTACAGAACCAACAATTCCATTTGATCCAAACAACCCATGCGGCGGTGATCTGGTATGTCCTGATTGTTATCTAGGCAAATTTAAACTATGTCCAGTCGTTGAAAAGTATTGTTTAGAAGGCGAAGACGAAAGTGGATATTTGATTTTCTCTCTGGACAACAAAAGTGTAAAATTCGATCCAAACTTCGGTCAGTTTGTTCCACCAAACACAGAACCAGATATCGAATGCGAACCAGACGGCACGCCTTGTAATGCGTGTTTGACTCTTCCTTGTGGACAACCAGACGAATATTTAGACGGAACGAATATCGGATGTGCTCATGGCCCTCTTTGGGTGGGATTGCCACAAGCGCCAGATCCAGATGGAAATCCATATTCAGAAGATGATGAGAGATATGACAACGTATTAGAAGAGGTTTTTTCAAATTCAGTTGGTATATGTAATGACCCAGATGGTCAATGTACACGTTATAGAACTTTTTTTTATTGTGTATGTCCTCCTGGCCCATCAAATAATTATAGAGCATCGTATGCGTCAATACGAGTACCATCCTGCACTGTGAGTTGGAGGCCTCCTTCACAAGAAGAACCACCTGCTTTGTATACAACACTGTTGCCAGGCTCGGATTCTGGATGGGTGTCTGAATTTGTATGGACATCTGCGGGTGCAGTTGCAGGTGGACCTTCGAGTTCTTGTAATTGTGGCGGATAAAAATCCTTTTTCTTATAAATAAACAATAGCCTTTTCCAACAACGGGAGATTTTAAATGTCTTATATTAAGAATATCATCGAAGGAATTATTGAAGAAAATCCTTCACTCGCAAAAAAAGCAATCGAGGCCGCACTCTACGAGAAGATGGCTGAACGACTTGAGTTTGCAAGGGAAGATGTCGCTTCTTCCATGTTCGTAGAGGATGAGGATATCTGCGAAGAGTGTGAAGAAGAATGGGATGACGAAGAAGTCCTCGAAGCGAAGAAGAAAGATGAAGACGACGATGAAGAGGATGAAGACGAAGATGAAGAGGATGAAGACGAAGAGGACATGAAGGAAGCAAAAAAAGCTGACAAAGATTATGACGGTGATGGTGAAGTCGAATCAGGAACCGAAGAATGGAAGGGTTCAAGAGACAAGGCTATTAAGAGAGCCATGGCTGCCAGAAAAGAATCTTTCGACGGAATCAATGAAATCTCAACTGGACTACTGCACTCCGCCCGCCGCGAAGCAGGTAGAGATAGGACTTCTGCTCTTGACGGTGCAGCGATGGGTGAAAAGGGAGCCGCAAAACACGCCGCGAAGAGAACTCGTTTAATCAACAAGATCGACAAGAGACTTGCAAAGAAACCCCGTCCCTGATTCTATAAAGAGGAATTAAAATGCTTCTAATCACAGAACATTCAGACGATCTACAGGTCATTTCAGAGGCATCGGAAGATGGAAAGAAGAACATCTTCATTGAAGGTATCTTCATGCAGTCTGAAAAGAAGAATAGAAATGGTCGTATTTATGAAAGAGCCATTCTATTCAAAGAGGCTGATCGTTATAACAAAGAGTATGTAGAAAAGAACAGAGCGATGGGTGAACTTGGACATCCAAATGGTCCAACACTCAACCTCGAACGTGTGTCACACAACATCACCAATCTTAAGTTTGATGGTGATAATGTCGTAGGAAAAGCAAGAGTTCTTGACACTCCATATGGAAAAATCGTCAAGAGCCTTATCGGCGATGGAGTTAAACTTGGTGTTTCCACCCGTGGTATGGGTTCTCTTGAAGAGAGAAATGGAGCCAAGTATGTCAAGGAAGACTTCATGTTGACCGCTGTTGACATCGTTGCAGATCCATCTGCTCCTGATGCTTTTGTGAATGGTATCATGGAAGGTAAGGAATGGGTCTGGGATAATGGAGTTCTTCGAGAAAAACAAATCGAACAATATCACAAAACAATCTCAGAAGCAGATCGGAAAAATCTGGAGGAAACTCAAATTCGAGTCTTCCAAGATTTCATGTCAAAGTTATCAAATTACTAAATAACAATACTGTAAGGTATATTCAAAGGAGTCCTTAGATGAGTTCAGAAGACCTAACCCCAATCGAGGCCGCAAGAGCAATTCTTGAAGCGAAAAGATTACATAATGAGGAAGCTTCAGATTTGGTAGAGCATCTTGAAGAAGTCGAAGAGGACTTCGAGGATATCGAAGAGGAACAACAAGAAATGAAAAAACCAAGTAAAGTAAAAATGTCAGGTGACAAGGATGCCGCAGTCGAGAAAGATGTAAGCGGCAAGTCTTCACATGACACCCAAGGAAAGGGTCCAGTCATCGGAACCGATAAGGGAACCGAAGGCAAGGACAAGAAGAACAAGTCTTCTGTTTCCATGAAGTCATCTGATGCTTCAGGAAAGATCGAGAAGCCAAAGATGACTGCTACTGCGGAACATATGGAAGCACTCTTCAATGGCGAAGACCTTTCCGAAGAGTTCAAGGATAAGGCAACAACCATTTTCGAAGCCGCTGTCAACGATGCTCTCGGTCGTTACGCCGAAGCACTTGAAGAATCATACGAAGTTCAACTCATGGAAACAGCTGCTACAATCGAAGAGAACCTTACAGAATCACTCAACGATTATCTTGATTATGTCGTAGAAAACTGGATGCAAGAGAACGAAGTCGCTATCGAAAGAGGCATTCGTGCAGAAGTCGCCGAATCCTTCATGGGTGGTCTTCGCGATCTCTTCACCAACCATTACATTGACATTCCAGAAGAGAAGTTTGATGTTGTTGAAGGACTCGTAAACGACATCGAAGAACTTCAGAATGAACTCAACGAAGAAATCGAAAGAAACATGTCATACCGAGATGCAAACGAATCACTCGCTTGCGAACTGACTTTCCGAGACATGACCGAAGGTATGGTCGATACTGATGTCGAAAAGCTTCGTTCACTCTCAGAAGGTATTGAGTTTGACAACGCTGATCAGTTTGCTGACAAACTTGAAGTTCTTCGTGAGAACTACTTCAAGAAAGTCAACGGTGGATCCGATGTTTCATTCATCACAGAAGAGACAGAAGAAGATGGTAACAATACCATCAAAGAAGAACTTAACGGACCAATGAGCTACTACGCTCAAGCAATTTCAAGAACAGTAAAGAAATAATCTATATCTAAAAGGAGAGATTAGATGCGTTACGAAGAAATCAATTCACTTGCAGAGCAAGTACGAAATAAGTGGAACCCAATTCTGGAACACCCAGAATTAACTCCAATCCAAGATTCATACAAGAAGAACGTCACAGCTATTCTTCTTGAGAACCAAGAGCAATACCTCAGCGAAACCCCAACAAACGCTGGTATGCAACTCGGTATGGTCAACGGCATTGGAAACAACCAAACATCAACAGGTAATGTTCAGTCATTCGACCCAGTTCTCATCTCACTCGTCAGACGATCAATGCCAAACCTGATCGCTTATGACATCTGCGGTGTTCAACCAATGACTGGTCCTACTGGACTTATCTTTGCCATGAAGAGCAACTATGTTGCTAATGATGGTACAAGAAACGGAGAAGCCCTCTTTAACGAAGCTCGTACAGGTTACGCCACACGCGCTGGTGGTAACACATCAGGTGATCCAGGCCTAACTTCAGATTCAGTATTCGCTGATGATGCCGGCGATCCAATTGCCAACTTCGTCAACGGTGGTATCTCAACCGCTCAAGCTGAAGCTCTTTCAGCAAGTGGTGCAGATTCATTCCAAGAAATGGCATTCTCAATCGAGAGAACAGCCGTCCAAGCGAAGACTCGCGCCCTCAAGGCTGAGTATTCAACTGAACTCGCTCAAGACCTTCGTGCTGTTCACGGACTTGACGCCGAGACAGAACTCGCTAATATCCTCTCGACCGAGATTCTTAGCGAAATCAACCGCGAAGTAGTTCGTAACATTCTTAAGGTTGCCAAACTTGGTTGCCAACAGGATGATCTCTACATGAAGACTGCTGCCGGTGCATCATTCGGTGTTGCTGGAAGTGGTGTCGGTGGTATTTACGACATTCTTCGCGACTCAGACGGTCGTTGGAGTGCAGAACGCTTCCGTGGTCTGCTCTTCCAAATCGAACGCGAAGCAAACCTCATCGCTCGTGAAACACGTCGAGGTAAGGGCAACATCGTCATCTGTTCATCAGATGTCGCTGCCGCACTCGCACTCAGTGGTTCAATGCAATCAACCCCAATGGGCGGAGGAAGTCTCCAAGTTGATGACACAGGCAACACCTTTGTCGGAACCATCAATGGTCGCCTAAAGGTCTACATTGACCCATATGCCGACTTCAACTACTGCGTAATTGGTTACAAGGGTTCAAGTCAATATGACGCTGGACTCTTCTACTGCCCATACGTTCCACTACAGATGGTTCGTGCAGTAGGTGAGAACACATTCCAACCAAAGATCGGCTTCAAGACTCGTTACGGAATGGTTTCAAACCCATTCGTCGCGAAGGCCGATGGAAATCCAGACGGTGAAACACTCACCGCCCGTAGGAACCAGTACTACAGAGTCTTCCGCGTTGACAACCTCCACGGTATCAACTCAGGACAAGGCGCAACTCAGTGATAAAACGGATTTGATCCGACACTAGGAACAGGGGAGTCTTCGGACTCCCCTGTTTCTTTTTTATACACATAAATAATCTGGAGGTGCATTATGCCACAGTATAATCAATATGTTCAATATGCTTTAGACCGACAACCAGAGAATGAAAATCTTTTACAGACAACTGGTTTCAGATTCGTTCTTTCAAAGTCACCACAAATTGTTTACTTTTGCCAAAGTACGATGATTCCTTCAATATCCGTTTCGGTTACTGATATTCTAGGAAAACACCCAACACTTCATATTCCAGATCCAAAGATAACATACGAACCTCTCATGTTTACATTTTTGGTAAATGAGGATATGGGAAACTGGTTGGAAATTTACAACTGGATGAAGCAAATGAGTCTTCCAGACGAAGGAATCACTGTAAGAGATTTCAAACAAATTAGAACCACTGTCGAAGAGAATCGTGCAAACAATTACGAAACTGACGGCACACTTGTGATACTCAACAGCAATTCAAGACCGCAAGCCTCTATCACATTCAAAGACATGTTCCCAAGTTCTCTTGGAGAGATTGAATTCAATGCCACTGACGGTGACGCAACTCAGGTGACATGCACTGCAACTTTTCAATATCGAAGTTATTCTGTAGAAATCTATTGACTTCTGCCTGTGTGTGGTGTATATTTTGCTTATGAATTTCAATGAATTGAAAAAACTTGTAGAACGAGACATGCAGATCGACGACACTCAGCTCGATCTCGAATCCCTCAAAATACCTCAACTTCACAATAAGTATTTGAACTTTCTACACGAAGAAAGATTCAATTTGAAGAAGATGAGTTTTGATATGGCATCACTTCGACGATCGAAGTGGGAATACTTTACAGGCAAAATGAGTCAAGAAGAACTTGACAGACATGGATGGGAACCATTCGACCTCAAGATTCTCAAAGCAGACCTTGATCTTTACATGGAATCGGATGAGGATGTCATTCGCATGAAGCAGAAAATCACATACCAAGAAGAGAAAGTGTTTTACCTAGAGTCTGTTTTGAAAGAAATCAATCAGCGTAACTGGGAGATTCGTAACGCAATCGAATGGAGGAAGTTCGTTTCAGGCTCATAAATAGAGCATGAGCGATTTGGTTATTGAAAAAGTTGACGAAGTAAACATTCGCGTTCGATGTGAAAGAAGTTTCGCAAAAGAACTCTCAGACTTTTTTACTTTTAAAGTTCCAGGGCATAAGTATATGCCCGCTTATCGCAGCAAAGTCTGGGACGGAACGATTAAGCTTTACAATATGTTCTCCCAAGAGATTTACGGTGGACTCTTGGACTACGTTGTGTCTTTCGCAAAGGAAAGAGGTTACTCATACGAGTTAACACTCGACATTCCAAATAACAAAGTGGATGAATCTCTCGTAAGAAGATACATTGAAAACGATCTTCGTGTATCAGTCAAAGACAAACCAATCAAACCACATGACCACCAAGTAAATGCGATCGCACACGCAATTCGCAAAGAGAGATGTTTACTTCTTTCGCCTACGGGTTCTGGAAAGAGTCTCATCATTTATACTCTGATGAAACATTATCTCAAAAAAACGAACAAGAAAATACTTATCATCGTACCTACAACTGGTCTGGTGACTCAGATGTTTTCTGACTTTGTTGACTACTCAGGGGTGAACAAATGGAGCGTCGAAGAAAACGTTCACAAAATTTACGGTGGTCAAGAAAAACAAACAGATAAACGAGTCATCATATCCACATGGCAGTCTCTCTACAAGATGCCTGTAAAATACTTTGAAGACTTCGAAGTCGTATTTGGTGACGAGTGTCACTTGTTCAAAGCCAAGTCTCTCAACACCATTATGTCAAAATTGAAGAATGCAAGGTATCGCATTGGAACGACGGGTACATTGGATGGTGCATTGACACACAAATTAGTTATCGAAGGTTTGTTTGGGCCAGTTCGAGATGTTACGACTACAAAGGAACTGATGGAGAAAGATATTCTCTCACAACTGGACATCGACTGCATCCTTCTAAACTACCATGACGAGGACAAAAAGTTAGTGTCAACTCTCAAGTACCCCGACGAAATGAAATGGTTGACCACAAACGAAAGGCGAAATTCTTTCATCTCGAAACTGGCAGGAACAACAAAGGGAAATACACTTGTTCTGTTTCAGTTCGTCGAGAATCATGGAAAGAAATTGTATGAGAAGATCAAACATGAGAACTCTGATAAGAAAGTCTTTCTGATACACGGTGGCGTCGAAACAGACGACCGTGAGCGGGTCCGTGGCATCGCCGAGAAGGAAAAGAGTGCAATCATCGTTGCTTCGTATGGAACGTTCTCTACAGGCATCAATATTCGCAATCTTCACAACATTGTATTCGCATCACCGTCCAAGTCTCGCATTCGTATTCTTCAGTCAATAGGTAGGCAATTAAGAAAACATGAAACAAAAAAGATTGCCAAATTGTATGACATTGGGGATAATCTACAGTGGAAGAAGAAGATGAATCATACGCTTCGTCACTTCTTCGAAAGAATAAAGATATATAAGATAGAAGGTTTTAATTTTAAAACCATCAAGATAAACATCTAGGAGGAATTATGACTGACTACAGAATTCTGAAACTTCGATCAGGGGAAGAATTAATTGCTGTGGTAAGTGGTAAGACTTCACAAGAAATCAAATTAAATAGGCCTATGCAATTAAGGCTTACCACTCTCCATGATCCTCTTACTGGATCTGTAGTGAAAGAAAATTGGACAATGCGAAACTGGATTCCGAATGCAGTCGAAAACGACTGTATGATTCCACTCGATTTTATCGTCTATTCCCTCGAACCAAATGACGAATCCATCTTTCAATATGAATTAGAAAAGGAAAGAGAAGACAACCCACCACCACCCAAAAAGGCAGTGAGTAATGAAGGATCTTCTCTCGTTCTCGAACAACTCTTTCGACAACTTGGAATGGACATACCTGAAGAACAGGATACGAAGAAAAATAAAAACAATATCAGTCCAGACAAACTGGATGAATTTGTCATGATGAATTTTACCATGTCAAAAGAACTCTTCTCGAAACTCATGGAAGAGGGCGTCTTTGACGAAGAAGAAATTCCTTTTGACGATTTTGGTTTTGACGAAGAAGAGGAACCTGACCGTAATCCCGATTCTGAAGATTGGGGAAACAAATGGTCAGACTGGCCTGATAATCTAGATGACTACCTTTGAGTGGCCTATAGGCCTAAAGCTTCCTTTCTCTCTTGGCACAGAGAATTATAAGGGGCTTTTCAGACTTGTCAAGCATAAAATATTATTTTTAGTTTGACTTAAACTATTATGTGAACTATACTTCTAACAAACCGAATAGAGGAATCATTATGAAAAAATCTAAAGAGACAGAACATTACATAGACAATGAACAGTTCTACAAAGAGATTTCCAAATGGAAATCAAAAGTAAACGAAGCAGAGAGTGAAGGTGAAGATCGCCCACCTGTAACAAATTACATGGGCGAATGTTTCATGAAGATTGCAGAAAGACTTTCATACAAACCAAACTTCATGAACTATCCTTTTCGAGATGAGATGATTGGTGATGCAATCGAAAACTGCTTGATGTATGCACACAATTTTGATCCAGAGAAATCAAAGAATCCTTTCTCATATTTTACGCAAATGATCTACTACGCTTTTATTCGTAGAATTGAGAAGGAAAAGAAACAAGTCTATGTCAAATACATGTTGATGGAAGAAATGGATAAGGAAGGAAAGTTTACTCGATGGGCGGCAGATAATGAACTTGTAGATCCTGAAGCAAAGAATCCGTACGCAGAATATTTCAATCTTTCAGAGAACGACATTCAAAAATTCAAACCAAAGAAAAAGAAAGAAAAGAAGACAAGTGGATCTACTCTCGATAAATTTTTAGGAGACTGAGTTGAAACTCGCCATTATTAATGATACGCACTTTGGTGCCAGAAACGACAATCAATTATTTCTCGATCAATCGTTTCAGTTTTTTGAAGAACAATTTTTTCCTTACTGTTTAGAAAATGGAATCACAAAGGTCTTACACCTCGGCGACTTTCTTGATCGCCGAAAGTTTGTAAACTTCAATACTCTTGCACAGGTCCGTTCTCGTTTCATTTCCAAGTTGAAAGAACATGGAATTGAAGTGCATTGTATCTTGGGCAACCACGACACATACTATCGAAATACCAATCGAATCAATTCCATTCGGGAACTCTTTTCCGATATGGAAAACTTTTATCTGTACGAAGATCCAATCGAATTGACATTCGATAGTCTTAAGATTGCGATGGTTCCGTGGATCAATAAAACAAACAGCAAAGAGATGATTGACTTCATAAAGAATTCTAAGGCTCCAATTGTTGCTGGTCACTTTGAACTGGATGGATACGAAGTTCTTCGTGGCGTGAAGTATGAAGGTGGACTTGATGACAAACTCTTCAGTCGATATGAGATGGTTCTTTCTGGACATTTTCATATCAAGAACAGCAAGAACAATGTTCATTACCTCGGAACACAATATCAGTTGACGTTCAGTGATCTGAATGTGAAGAAGGGTTTTCATACACTTGACACTGAAACGAGAGAGTTGAGATTTGTGGAGAATCCAAAAATATTGTTTCATTCCATCACATATGACGAGAAAGAAGATATGTTGGAAAGAGATTATTCCATGTATGAGAATAGTTTCGTGAAGGTGTATGTCTTCGAGAAAAGTAATCCATATTTGTTTGACAAGTTTCTCGACAAGTTGTATGATGTGAAGGTTTCGAGCCTAACTATTATTGAGGACATGGGTGTTGACATTGGCGAAGATGTGGGTATAGATGTCTCAAAGGACACTGTTTCCATCATGAACGATGAAATTGACACTCTCACAAATGTACCAGACGATCAGAAGTCTCGAATCAAAAATCTTATGCGTGAACTTTACATGGAGTCCTTGTCCCTATGAACATTTTTGTTCTTGACGAATCCCCCGTCGTATCTGCGGAGATGATGTGTGATAAACATGTTGTTAAAATGCCTGTGGAAACTGCACAGATGCTTTCAACAGT